GGCCATTTCGAGGTAGTAAAACAAGCATTAGAAGAAAACCCAGAAATTGATGAATTTATAATATTCATTGGTACCAAAGATAGAGATGGACTTACTAAAGCTGATTCTTTGTTAATTTGGGAGATATTTAACAAATACTTACCTTACAAAGTTAAAATTGATCCAAGTGATAAAGCTCCTATTCAAGCTATATATAATTACGCTAAAGAACATCCTGAAGAGGAGGTATTATTTGTAATTGGTGCTCGTGAAAATAATGAAGAAGATTTTAAAGATATAGCATTGCGTACTAAAAGTATGGATAAATACCCAAATCTACAATTACGTACTATTGTAACTAAAACTGCGGCATCAGGTACAGCTGCAAGGAATGCAGCTAAAGTTTCATTTGAAAAATTTAGACCATTCCTACCAGCTGAATTAACTGACGATGAAGCAAGAGAAGTATTTGATATAGTATCTCAAAATATCCAGGAAGAACTTTTATTAGAAAATGCTTCATATTCTCAACATATAGATCTTAAAAGAGAGATTATTAACTTAACAAAACACATGATAGATAAGGGAATGAATATTCAACCCCTGCCTAAACTTGTGTTTAAAAATGGTGATAGTGAAAATGCTAAACAATTTCTAGGTAAAACTGCGTATTATGATCCTAATACTCAATCTATTGTATTGTATACTGAAGGAAGACATCCTAAAGATATAGTACGATCATTTTCACATGAAATGGTTCACCACACTCAATTCTTAGAAAATAGATTAGGTAATATTACTACTACAAATACACAAGAAGATAGTGATTTAGATAAAATTGAACAAGAAGCTAACCTAGTAGGTACAATGACATTCAGAAATTGGACTGATAGTTTAAATGAAAATAAAATCACCCCAGATGATGTCAATCGTATACTAAAACGTACTGGAGATGAACAAGATTTAACTGAACCTACTTGGGATGAATTCACCCCAGAAATGTGTAATAATGGGTTTTGTGATATCTTTGCTGAAAAATTTAGAGAAGAATATCCCGGAGCTGAAATATGGAATACATATTGGTCTGTAGGAATGACTATGGGGCATGTATGGGTTAAATATCAAGGCAAATTTTATGATGCTGAAGCTCCAAATGGGGTTGACGATTGGAGAGAATTACCATACATTCAAAAAGTATTTAAAGCACGTGGTAAGTATCCAGATGATGTAGAAAGATTAGCTGAAGCTATAGTTGGAAATAAAATTGTATGTGATAATTGTGGTTGGAGTTGGAATATAAAAGATGGAGGAAATGATTTATATACTTGTCACAAATGTGGACACGATAATACCCCATTAAAAGAAAATAAAACAAAAGATCCTTTTGGAATAAATGCATACGCAATGGAATTAGGAAGGTTACGAGAAGAAGAAACAGAATATAAAATCTATTTAGATATGGATGGTGTTGTAGCTGATTTCGATAAACGCTTTACAGATCTAGCAGGAATGGGTCCTAGAGAATTTGAAGAAGAGTATGGTAAAAATGCTTTTTGGGATTTTATAGATGAAGGAGATAATAAACTTGTATTTTGGATTGGAATCCCACCTATGTCAGATGCAAAACAACTTGTAGATTTTGTATCTAATTATGATTATGAGATGTTAACTGCACCTTCATTAAAGAAACAATCGGTAATGGGTAAAGGTTTATGGATGAAAAATCAAACTAATAAAGGATTATTTCCCTTTAAACCTAAAGTAAATTATAAAAGTGCTAAAAATAAAAAAGATTTTGCTGCTCCAAATCATATATTAATAGATGATCGAGAAGATAATATAAATAGTTGGATAGCTGCAGGTGGAATCGGTATATTACATACTAGTGCTTCAAGCACAATCAATCAATTAAAAAAATTAGGTTTATGAGCCAAGATTCAGTTTTAAAAAAAGAATTTGCAAAGAAAGACGTTGAACGTCTTAGAAACCTTGTACAAGGTAAATATGGAGAAAAAACTCAAACTAGTGTTGGGTACGTTAAGAAAACAGAATTTTACAACGAGGGTGATATTTGGGAAGCCGATGGTCGTACTTGGACTATTAAAGATGGTATTAAACAAAATGTTACTAAATTAGATGCTGCTAAAAAAGCACACTTAATGCCCTTAATGTGTCCGTGTTGTAATAAAATAATGAAAAATAAAAACGATAAAACATATTATAAAATTCATAAAACGTGTTTTAAATGTGTTGTTGTTAAAGAAGATAAATTAAAACGAGAAGGTAAATTTGAAGAATACCAACAAGGAATTAAAAATGTTGAAATCGATAATAAAATTAAAGATTTTAAAATGTATGTAGCTGAAAAAATGTTAGAAAGCAACACAGGATTTATTTCTGAAGCAGGTGATGTTGAAAAATGGAGTGGTAAAATTAATGAAGAATTAGTTGATAAACACGTAAAGGAAGTAACTGAATACCTAGAATCGCTTAAAAAATAAAGTTATATATTTATTATAAACACACACTGTAATATGGAAGATAATTTTGACATACACGCTTGGAATTTAAATCGTTATAAAGAAATGATTGTGGAAACAGATGACCCAACTATTGGTGCTGAATTAGAAGCAGGTATGGATGGTACTGGAGTAGCTGAAGCTGAAGGTAACGGTAGTTTAGAAAGTTCACTTCATGCTGAATTTCCACAACTTGATTTTTATGTTAATACTTTTGGAGACAAAGGTGAAGTTACTATACGTCAAAAAAGTGATGTGTCCGAAGAAGATTTTAATGCTTTAACTTCATTTTTAGAAGATAAAGGATATACTGTTGATTATGAACAATCATATAGAGATTTTGATTATGATGATGACAGATATTGGATGCCTAGAATTAGATTTAAACAATAAAACAACAAATAATTTTAATATTTATAAATAAAATATAATGGACAATTTCGACTACAAAAACTACCTAAAAAATAACCCATTACTTAATGAATCCATTTCTGAAGATGCTCGTACAGATGCAGAACAAGAAGGATACAAAGATGGGTTTGACGATGCTAAAGCAGACATCAAACAATCACTTTCTAAAATGAAAGTTTCAGAATTAAAAGCTAAAATTAAAGAAGATATTCTTTCTGTATTAAGTGAAGCTGATGAAGAAGTTGACGTTAATGTTGACACTCCTGAAGCTGATGTTAATGTAGATGCTGAGGGTGATAAAATTGACATTGAAGATAAAGGTGTTGATGCTACAGTAAACGTTGGTTTATCTAAAGAAGAAGAAGTAGTTCAAGATTCATTACAAGCCGCTATGGAAGCTGCTAACTCATTAGGTAATCAAAAATTAGCTGACCAAATTGGAAATACTATTACTTTCTTTACAAGAGAATATGTAGTAGGAAGAAACAGCGATTAATATGCTTAACGAACGCAAACTTACCGAGAATGAACTAGAGCAACGTCAGATTGCTCTTAAAGGTCTAATGAAAAACAAACGTTCCTTAGTTCAAAAATATGGTAAGGATGCAGAACAAGTTATGTATGGTATAGCAACCAAACAATCAAAATCCAAAGTAGAAAACATGAATAAAGACAAAATTAGAGAGATGATTAAATCTTCTTTATCCGTTGATGAATCAGGATATAGACCAATGACTGATGAAGAAAGAGCTAAAAAACAATATATGGATCAACAGCTTGCTAGAATGAGAAAAGCTGGTGAGAATTATGAAACTAGACAACGTATGTTGGCTGCTCAACAAAAGATGTATCAAGATAGATTAAAATCTACTATGAAAGAAGAAAACATAGAAGAGGCAAATCTAAATCCCGAATTAGTAAAAAAAGTTAGCCAATTTGTAAAAGGGATAGCTAAATACTATGATTATGCTGAGGAAAGTGCTTTATACTCTATTCATGACGCTTTAAAACAATTATATCCAGGTATAAGAGAAGGAGTTAACGAAGGTGAAGTTGATCTAGGGTCAGAATTATCAAAAGATTTTGAAAATATAATCTTTAAACTTAAAAAATATAGAGCTAATACTGACGATCAAAAATGGGTTAGAACTTTAGGTACTTTAATTAATGTTTTACAATCAACCGAAGATAAATTCTCTGATGTTAGCCGTAAAATGGGTGTTATCCCAACCATTAATGAAACTCATTCTAGTAATCCAAATGACAGATATGTAGTAAAGTACTCTAAATCAAATGATACATACCAAGTGTGGGAAGGAGATACTTTAGTAACAGATTTTGCTACTAAAGAAAGAGCAAATGCCGAAGCTAAAAGATTAAATATCAAACAAGATATAAAAAGATTAGACGCTAAACAAAACCTAAAAAAAGATGATAGGTATGTAGTAAAGTACTCTAAATCAAATGATACATACCAAGTGTGGGAAGGAGATACTTTAGTAACAGATTTTGCTACTAAAGAAAGAGCAAATGCCGAAGCTAAAAGATTAAATATCTTACAAGATATTGAAAAAATGAATAAAGCTCAAGTGGGAGAAGATTTAGATGTAGGACATCAAGATGATGAACCTGGAATGTTAAAATCAGATGTATATCGTATAGCTAAAATGGCTTCAATGTTGTATCAACAATTAAATTCATATGGTAATATGGGTGAAGTTGATTTTCCGCATTGGTGGCAAGCTAAAATAATCAAAGCATATGATTATTTACAAAGTGCTTACGGATACTTAGATGGTGAAGAAAAAGTAGCTCAAATTGATTCTATGATTAATGTAGAACCATCAATTGAATTAGATGAAGTTAATTTAAAACAATCTAAATTATCACCAGCTGAATATCAAAAAGCTAAAAAATTAAAAGATTTTAAAGATAGTGATTGGAAATTTAATTCTAAGGAAGATCTATATAATAAAACTTTAAAAGAAGCATCTGACAAATATTTCTTTCCAAAAGTTTCTAAAGATAAATCAAACCCTAATTTTTTAATGGTTTCAATTTATTACCCAACTGGAGAAGGAGCTTTAACTGCTTTAGGACAGAGAACAATGTCAGGTCAAGAAAGAGATAAGGGTGCTATTAAGGCAATGAAAATTGGAAACGAAATAGCTGATAAATTATCATCTAAATATAACCTTGAAGATATAGAAGTATCAGATAATGGTCGTGGTAGTGTAATCATATTTGCAGTATCAGATGATTTTATTGATATGCAAGTTGCTCCAATGGCTGAAAATAAAGAAGTTGATGAAATAGTAGGAGAAGAAAGCGATATGGCTAAATGGCGTCGTGCTAATAATGGAAAAGCGTTTGCTCGTAAAACAGTATATTTAACTAGCCCTATGGGTGCTAAATCAAGATATACAATTTTCCTTAATTATAAAGAAACTCCAACTGAGGATGTAATTTATACTACTGAAAAACTTTATGGAAATCATGAAGGTACAGGTTCACCTGAATCATTAAGTAATCTACAAAACAAACCTGAAAGATACCTATCCCCAGAAGATAGAATTAGCTTTAAAAATGAAGAATCATTAAATAAAATTATTCAAAACCCAAAAGAATTAGAAAGTATATTCTCTGATTTTGTTGGTGATGATGTTGATGGTGCTCTTAGAGATTGGTTTGATAGTGGTGTTAGAACAGTTGAAAAAATAGATCCAGCTCAATTTTTAGGAATTAATGAAGGAGAAATAGACGAAAAACTTACTAAAAAATCTAAAGTAGATACATATATTAAAGACTTTAAAGATTCAGATGCTCCTCAATTTAAAGGAAAATCAGAAGATAAAAAAGTAAAAATGGCAGTTGCCGCTTATTTATCTAAAAAAAATAAATAATAATGACTAAAGCCGAATTAAGAGAAAAAATTAAATCACTTGCGGTGCAAGTTATGGGTGAAAGATCCAAAGCTGATGATGCCGCTCTGGCTTATGATGAGTTAACTAAATTTCCCCAACTTAAAGAAATTATAGTTAATTTAATGACTCATGAATTCAATTACTTTTTAGAGTCAATAGATTGGATTGCTCCCCGCCCTTCAACATTTAGAATAAATTTATTAAATGGTGAAAGTTTTATTCTTATATTTGGTGATCGTAGTTGGATAGCCCAAGTTGAAGGTAAAAAATATTACCTATTAAATCTTGATGAAGAAGAATTTGCTGCTCAAGCAATTAGTCGTATATTGCAATATGGACCAGCTAGTGGGGCAGATACAGAAGAAACTTCTGCACCAGCAGAAACACCAGAAGAAGAAGTAGATGTTAACGTAGATGAAGTTCCAGCTGAAGCATAGTAGATTATGGAAACATACGGAGAATTAAAACAAGCAATAAAAGCAATTTCCTTAAAGCAAAAAGGTGCTAAAGTAGGTAACCTAGCTTTAGACGTTGTATTAGGTTCAATTCCCGGGATAGGAACAGCTAAAACTACTTTTGATTTTGTAAAAGCTGCTTTTGCTAAACCTGATACAAAAAAATCTAATAGTTGGTTAGATAAATTAGATATAGATGATAATATGTCTTCTATTATAGATGATACTGTGGAAAATGGTTTTTTACAAATGATATCTAAAGCTATAGATTCTGAATCGGATGCAACACCTTTAGAATCTGATTTTAATATGAATGCTAAGATGGTTGATTATCTAAAACAACAATATGGTGGTAGACATGTAGCGGGTATAACAGAAAATAAAATAAAACTAAATACAATCCTAATGAAAAAATCAGAAATAACTCAAATTATTAAAGAAGAAATTTCTAAACTTAAAAATTTAAGCGAATTAGAACCAGCTGCTCCTCAAACTATTCAAGGAAATATAAAATTAGATCTATTTAAAAAGTTAGGTGTTGCTAATTTTGAACCAGCTAAATTTTCAGCTGCTGTTAATTTAGTAAAACAAGGTAAACCTTTAAACGTAATTAATAATAAAGTTTTAGCTGACGTTATGGTTGCTATGATTAAAAGTAGTGATGATGGTTTATTAACTCAGATATTTCAAAATCTAAAACAAATTGAAGCTAAATAAATGGATATTTTAGATACATTTTTCCAAAGGTATAGTTATAAATTTCCTAAAGGATATCCTGACATGAATAATGTTCAGGATGTTTTGTTGCTTGAGTCATTACTTGAAGATTTAGGTATTGATGTCCAATTAACAGAAGAAGTACCTAATAAACCTAAAACAGTTCAAGCTGTAAAATATATAGTAGATACAGTAGGAGATAAATACGATTTATTTACATTAAAAAGTAAACCAAATAGATTAGGATTAACTGGTAAGAAAGATTCCCAATTTTTTATAGATCTATTTAAAGAAGTATTTGGTCCTGAAACTCAAATTACAATGTTTCCTCCAAGAAAAGGAGCAAATCCAAGTGGTTCATTTAATATGTACCAAGTTGATACAGATGAATTTGGTCAAGTTAACATTATTGTTAGCTCAAACGCACCAGGTGGTGCCGGTAAAGACAATGAATCCGTGTTTATAACCAACATAAATTCAAAAATCGAACAAGCGGGTGGAGAAGCAACTATAATAATTAAATCACCGGAACATACCGAAACTTTTAGCAAAGTAACCCAAGCAATAGATTCATCTAAAGCAGGAGCAGGTAAAGGAGATAAATCAGATGCTCAATTTTTATCAGGTCAACCTGGTACAGATACAGGAAAAGTAGTAGCAAATATATCTTTAAAACAAGATGGAGGGTTTAGATGGGCTTCAGTAGCTTCAACATTCCCTGATTTTATAAAAACATTTGAGAAAAAAGCATTTGCTGGTGAAATTAAAGGATTTGGTTTACAAGAAAATCCTGAAGTAAAAGGAAAATATTTAATGTATAATCCTGATACTAATGAAAGAATAACAAAAGTTATTATACCTGATTTCCCTAAAGATAATGAAGAAGAATTAGTATTTGGTCCTGAAGAACCTAAAGTAATTGTAGTAGGTAGAACATGGAGTGATGATGATTTTTCATTAGACGGAGATACTGTGATAGTGAAAGCTTCTCACATTTATAAAACTTTAGCTGATGTTGAAGAAGCAGGAATATCTCCTGTTTTTGTAATAGCACAACACCAAAATAAACCAATTGGTTTAGATTATAGAATATACCCAGCAGATATGGCTAAAATAGGTCCTAAAGCAAGAGCGGTAGAATTATCTTATAACGATATAATGTCCTAACTATGTGTAAATGTGGATGCAATACATGCGAAACTAAAATAAGAGGTCCTTTACTAACTGAAGGTAAAGTAAAATCTCTATTGTCTGAAAACTTACAATATCATATTGATAAGCAGATACCTTTGTTTGAATCTGATTTTAGAATTGGTTCAAATGCTCACTTAAGATTAATTAAAGAAGCACGTAAAATGTATTCACGTAATGTAATTGATTTATGTGAAGAAGACGAGCATTTAATTAAAACACATTTAGGTGAATTTGCTTTATATGAAAACGAATCTGTACCCCTAGATTTACCTATGTTAGAAGAAGCTGAAATAGATGAAGCAGAATTTAAAGGTAAAGATGTTCCATTAGGTAAACCAAAACGTGGTGGGTCTAAAAAATATTATGTTTATGTTAAAGATGGTGATAGAGTAAAAAAAGTAACATTTGGCGACACAACAGGTTTATCAGCCAAAATACGTAATAAAGAAGCAAGAACAGCTTTTGCCGCAAGACATGATTGCAAAAATAAAAAAGATAGAACTAAAGCAAGTTATTGGTCTTGTAACTTACCTAGATATGCTACAGCATTAGGGTTAGGGGCTAATATGAGTACTTATTGGTAATATGAAACCTTACACTGATTCCACAAACATCAGAACATTTTCAAAAGATGTTGACCCAATGGAATTAGTCTGGCATCAAGATAACGGAGATAGATTAATTGAGGTATTAGAAGGTGAAGGGTGGATGTTTCAACGTGATGATGAATTACCAAAACCAATAAATAAAGGAGATTATATATTTATACCGGATCAACAGATTCATAGAATACATAAAGGAAATACTGATTTAAAAATTAAAATAAACAATGGACAATTTCGATTTGAAAAAATACTTAGCTGAAGGTAAATTAAGCGAAGAAAATTACGAAGAAGATTATGATACTGGAGGATATGTAGAAGCAATGAGTCCCGATCTTTTTGATCATGTTAATGAAATAGTTAGAATATTTCAAGAATGGGAAAGAGGACCAATGACTGAACCCGGAATGATAGGATATGCTAAAGATGATTTAGTAGATTATATAACAGGTAAAATTAGAAACGCATAATGGATAATTTCGATTTAAGAAAATATTTAGCTGAAGGGAAATTATTAAATGAAGAAGTAAAATCTTTTTCATTTGATTCTTTTGATGTTGGTTTATTAGCTGATGGTTTAGAATGCCTTATTGAATACCGAGAAGGAATAGAATCTGATGAATATATTAGTGATGTTAAATATTTACTAAGAAAATTAGCAGGTAGAGTAAATGAAACTATAGTTCAAGAAGGTGATGAAGATGGAGGAGCTGAAGAAGCAGCATTTGATGCTGAATTTCAAAGTGCAGCTAATCAAATAGCAGCTACTATAGGTAAAGAATTAAAAGATAAAAAAGCAGAAAATCCTGAAGCATTAAATGAAGCAATAGTAACTTCTACTATAGCTGCTATTTTAACAGGTAATGCGGTTTTAGGATTTATTTCAAAAATGGCTGCTAAATTAATGAAAAAATTAAATTGGAAAAAAGGTGAAGATTTTGCTGAAAAAATTCATCACTGGGCTCATGATAATGAAATTGCCTTCCAAGCACCAATTAGACGTGTTTTAGCATTCTTTATTAAAGATAAAGCTAAATTAGATATGACTGTTAAAGCTATTTATGCAATTGTAGTTGGTAGTATGGCTGCGGGTTATGGAGTAAGTGCTGTATCAAGTTTAGAAAAAGCAGATTGGTTTAACTCATCTTTATCAGCATTAAAAACATTAGCTAAATCAGATGAAGCAATAGCTAACGCATTCCCAGCAATAAAATCATTAATGGTATAATAATATAAATAAAATGGATAACTTTGATTTAAGAAAATATCTAGCTGAAGGCAAATTATTAAAAGAAGAAATAAACTCAGAACTTGAGGATTATATTAATGATCTATTTAACCAATCAATTGAAGAAGAAGAAGGACAACAAGAAGGTATTTGGGAAAAAGAAGAATATGCTTCTGATGATTACGAAGATGCAGAAGTATTTTTAGAATTAGTAGATTATTTAAAATCTACAGGTGGTAAATATACTTTAGAAGGTAATCCTGATATTAATTTAGAATTATTATCTAACGGAGACATTAAATGGGACGCTTTTGTAACATTTGATTAATTAAAAAAAAACATACAGACTGATTCATAGCCAGTCGCTTTAAAAATAATTTTGAGATCTGTGGCCTCCATTTGGAGGTCACATTCTTTGTTCGTATATTTAACTGTTAAAAATGATTTAAATGAATAAGAAAATTGTAATAGTAGGAGCAGGTGTAGCAGGTATCAACGCTGCTACTAAATTAGTAGACAATGGTTATCCTGGCCATTTAATAACCATTATTGATATGGGGAAAGATCCTCATAAAAGATTACCAAGTGAAGTAATGACTGGTATGTTAGGTGCTGGTGGTTGGTCTGATGGAAAATTAACTTACCACACAGCCATTGGAGGTCAATTATCTAAATACTGTGGTGAAGATAAAGCAATGGAGCTAATGGATCAAGTTATAACTAACTTTAAACGTTTCCATCCTAAACCAGAAGAAGTACAATGTTCAAATCCTATAGCTGAACCTGACTTTATTAAACCACACTTTGGTTTACGTTTATTTCCAGTATGGCACGTTGGAACTGATTATTTATTAGAAATTGCTAAAAATTGGTATTCATACTTAGTTGATAATGGGGTTCATTTTGAATGGGAAACTAAAGTTTATAGTATTGATTTTAATACAGATTTTCTTAGAGCTAAAGACAAATACAACCAAGAAATAAGATTATCATATGATGAACTTATATTTGGTGTAGGTAAATCAGGTATTGATTTTGGTAAATCTTTAGCAGAAGAATATGATTTACCAACAGAACCTAAATCAGTACAAATTGGAGTTCGTTTTGAAGCACCACAACATCACTTCCAAAAATTGATTGATATTTCATATGACTTTAAGTTATATAGAAAATTCGATGATAAAGGCGTATCATTACGTTCATTCTGTACTAACAATAATGCAGCTTATGTTGCAGTAGAAGAAACATACGGGAACTACTCATATAATGGTCATGCTAAGAAAGATGAGAAGTATAGAAACGATATGACTAATTTTGGTATCATAATGGAAGTAAACGGAATTGAAGATCCATTTACTTGGAGTCGAGATCTAGTTAAAATGTTACAAATTAATAATAAAGGATTATATTACTCACCTTCACGTACCCCATCATTTACATCTGAAGGAGGTCATGTTGAAGCAACTCAAATTGGTGAAACTGTATTAGGTGAAGTAAGAGAAGCATTTGAGGGTTATTTCCGTTATATTGATGATTTTATTGATGGAATGAAAGAAATTTTCCCTACATTAAAAGATGATTGGGGTATGTACATACCTGAAGTAAAATATCTATCACCTGAGCCACTTGTTGATTATGCCAACCTAGCCCTGACCAAGTATCCTAACGTACATTTTGTTGGTGATGCACTTTCCGCTAGAGGTATAACAGTGAGTGGTGCACAAGGTATTTATGTTGCTGAATCATTAATTTAAACTTGGTATAGCCAAATATGTTTCGTATATTTATCTATAATTAAAACTTAAAACATGGAACAAAAACCAACACCATTTCCTAAAAGTAGAAAGCTGAAAAGTGCTGATGGTACTATAGCTTATATTTGGGATGGAAAATTGCATAATTGGGATGGTCCTGCTTATATTCCACAAGGTAGTAATAAATTAGCAGAATACCATTTATATGGTATCAAGCATTCAAAAGAAGAATGGAATGAAGCAAGACAACAAAGAGAAGGTTTACCCTATTATAAAAACCAATCAATGAAGTCTAAATTATCTGATTATAGAAACTAATAGGTTATGAAAATAGGATTTATAGGAACAGTAAGTGTTGGTAAAACAACTTTGGTAAACGCATTAGCTGAGTTACCACAATTTAAAGGTTATAAAATTGCTACTGAGCGTAGTAAATATTTAAGAGATTTAGGTATTCCATTAAATACTGATTCTACTTTAAAAGGTCAAACAGTATTTTTAGCTGAACGAGTAACTGAATTATTTAGTGAAAATTTAATTACAGATAGAACAGTTATTGATGTAATGGCTTTTACTCAATGTGCTAAATCAATAAATCAAGCTGATAAAATTTCATTTGAAGAATATGCTCGTAATTTTATTAACGAGTATGATTATGTTATTTATGTATCTCCTGAAGGAGTAGAAATTGAAGATAATGGGGTTAGAACCATAGATGCTGAATATAGAGATTTGATTGATCATACAATTAAGGGTTTCTGTCATTTATATCACCCTAGAATGAAACAATTTCACCGAATTTATGGTACTACTGAGGAACGTATCCAACAAGTATTGAATATTACAGGACTTTAATATATTTATAACAAAATCTAATCTTATTTTAAATATAAATGAAAAAATCAGAATTAAAATCGTTTATCAAAGAAGAAATATTGTCTTCCCTTAAAGAAGGTGTTTGGTCAGTAATGCCAGAACGTATCCCAGAATTTATTGCAGCTATAGAAGAAATTAAAGAAGAATTTCATGCCGTTGTAGGTAGTGATGATGTGTATGATGGTTTAGATCGTGCCGTTCAGGCAGCTAGAGATTTAATGGCAATGAGAAATGAAGCTACAATTGAAACTGCACCTGAAAATTTAGCAAAAGTAAAATCTGTTGCTAAACCTGATGATACTATTAGAGTAACTGAAGCAGAAGATGAAGACGAATTTGATGCTCCTGATAAAGAACCATCTAAAGCAGAATTGAAAAAAACTAAAGGTTTAGCTAAAGCAAAAGATGAATTAGCTCTTTTAGTTAAAGATATGAAATCATTAGCTCGTAAATATAAAGAAGCTGAAGGTGCTGCTAAAGAAAAAATTGTTGCTGATTTAAAGAAAAAAACAGCATTAAAAAAAGAATTAGAATCTATTGTAAATAAAGCATTGTAATATGTCTTCTAAAGAAAGGTTTTTATACTTAGCTGCAATATGCATTTTAGTTGTTGGTTTAGCTTATTTGCTATTTTCCGACAGCAAATCGTATGTAGGTGAATATAAAACAAAAATAGAAACTCTAGGTAAAAAAGTTGATTCGTTGGATATTGTTAACGACGAATTGACTTTAAAAATAGATACATTAAATCAAGAAGTAATTAAATTAGATCAAGAAATCGATCTTAAAGATAACAAAATAAACAACTTAAGATATGAAATCAAAACCAAAGTTGATGCTGTTGATTCTTTTACTGACGATGAGCTTGAAAGGTTTTTCACAGAGCGCTACAGACAGCACTTCGATTCAATTAAAAAAGCCAACCGCCCGTCTAGTAATTAAGGATCTTATCAAAGGGGATGGTGCTAAACAAGAATTAGTACTTTTTAAAGAAAAAACTATTCTTTTAGAACAAAAAATTGTTTTAAAGGATAGTATTATATCTGCCCTAAATTCTAAAGTAAGTAATTTTGAGATAATGGTAGATACTCAAAAACAACAACTTGCTTTATCTCAAGAACTATCTGACCGTTTACATTCTGATTTGAAAAAACAGAAAATCAAAACTAAATTAACAGGAGGTATAGGTATATTAGTTGCTATTGCTACTACTACCCTTCTTATACTAAAATAGTATGTCAGATTTAAAACAGGTAATACGCCAAGAATATTTAAGATGTGCCCAAGACCCAGTACATTTTATGCGTAAGTACTGTTATATACAGCATCCACAACGTGGACGTATACAATTTAATTTATACCCATTCCAAGAAAAAGTATTAACACTATTTCGCGATAATGACTATACTACTGTATTAAAATCAAGACAGTTAGGTATATCGACTTTAGCCGCTGGTTATGCTCTATGGTTAATGATTTTTCATAAAGATCGAAACGTATTAGCATTAGCAACTACACAAGCAACTGCCCGTAACTTAGTTACTAAGGTTCAGTTTATGTGGGAAAATTTACCCTCCTGGCTTAAAGTAGATGCTGTAGAGAATAATAAATTATCTCTTAGGTTAGTTAATGGTTCAAAAATACAAGCAAAATCATCTAATGCCGATGCTGCAAGATCAGAAGCCGTATCTTTACTAATAGTCGATGAGGCAGCTTTTATTGAAAATATTGCTGAGACATGGGCTTCAGCACAGCAAACCTTAGCAACTGGGGGTGGAGCGATTGTATTATCTACTCCTTATGGTACAGGTAACTGGTTTCACCAAACTTGGGTTAAAGCAGAATCAGGTGAAAATGACTTTTTACCTATTAAATTACCTTGGTATGTTCATCCTGAACGTGATCAAATTTGGAGAGATAGACAAAATGAACTTTTAGGTGATCCTAGATTAGCAGCTCAAGAATGTGATTGTGATTTTAGCACCTCTGGAGATATTGTATTCTATAATGAATACTTAGAATTATATGAAAAATCTCATATAAAAGATCCTTTAGAACGTAGAGGAGCAGATCAAAATTTATGGGTTTGGGAATCAGCAGATTACTCAAGAGATTATATGGTTGTAGCTGACGTTGCTCGTGGAGATGGAAAAGATTATTCTTCATTCCATGTTATAGAGGTTGAAAATAATGTTCAAGTTGCTGAATATAAGGGACAAATTGGTACTAAAGAATTTGGTCACTTATTAGTTGGTATCGCTACTGAATATAATAATGCAATGCTTGTAATAGAAAATGCTAACATTGGTTGGGCAACTATACAAGTAGCAATAGATAGACAATACTCTAACCTTTACTATTCACAACGGAGTGACTCCTCAAATGTAGATTCGTATTTTGATAAATATCAAGACCATTCACGTATGGTAGCTGGATTTACAATGTCATCTAAAACACGACCTATGGTAATAGGTAAGTTTCAAGAATATATTGCTGATCAAGGAGTAACAATTCAATCAAAAAGATTGATAGAAGAAATGAAAGTATTCATTTGGAAAAATGGTAGAGCAGAAGCACAAACAGGATATAATGATGATTTAGTTATGGCTTTTGGTATAGCAATGTACATTAGAGATACAGCATTAAAATTCCGTCAAAGAGGAATTGATATGACAAAACAAGCATTACAAAACACAATAGTAAACAGAACCGCTTATGGTGGAGCTTATGGAACCGGAGCTAATGCTCAAAATCCATACGCTATGAAAGCAGGTAACAGTCAAGAAGACATTAGATGGTTACTATAATAATATTTATAATAATAATTACACAATAGTATGGCAGATACAAGCGTATTTTCAAGGTTAAGGAGATTATTTTCAACAGACGTCGTAATCCGTAATGTAGGAGGAAACGAACTAAAAGTTATCGATTCTAACCAGATTCAATCTAATGGTGAATACCAAACAAATTCACTTTCAGATAGATTTAATAGAGTATATTCAAGTGCTCCTTCATCTTTATATGGTGCTCAATTTAATTTAAACTGGCAGTATTTAAGAACTTATGTTTATTCAGAATATGATGTAATGGATGGAGATGCTATTATTGCTTCTGCTCTTGATATTATAGCTGATGAATCTACTCTTAAAAATGATATGGGAGAGGTACTTCAAATTAGAAGTTCAAATGAAGATATTCAGAAAATACTTTATAATTTATTTTATGATGTATTAAATGTAGAATTTAACCTATGGATGTGGGTTCGTAATATGTGTAAGTATGGTGATTTCTTCCTTAAATTAGAAATTGCAGAAAAATTTGGAGTATATAATGTAATTCCTTACACTGCATATCATATTGAAAGATTAGAGGGTACAAATCCTGATAACCCATCTGAAGTAAAATTTAAATGGAATCCTGATGGTTTTTCTTCAGGTAATTCATCTGGTTATTATAACGTTCCTAATAATGGTTCTTCAAATGTTAGTAATGGTATAATATTTGATAATTTTGAAATGGCTCATTTTAGAATGTTAGCTGATGTTAACTTCTTACCTTACGGTAGATCCTATATAGAACCAGCTCGTAAATTATATAAACAATATGCTTTAATGGAAGATGCGATGTTAATTCATAGAATTGCTCGTGCTCCAGAAAAACGTGTATTCTATATTAATGTTGGTTCAATCCCTCCTAATGAAATAGAAGCATTTATGCAAAAAACTATTTCAAACATGAAACGTACTCCGTACATGGATGAAAAAACAGGTGAATATAACTTAAAATATAACATGCAAAACATGTTAGAAGATTTTTATATTCCTGTTCGTGGAAATGATAGCGCAACAAAAATTGATACTACACCGGGTTTAAATTATGATGGTATTCAAGATGTTGAGTATTTAAGAGATAAATTATTTGCTGCTCTTAAAGTACCTAAAGCGTTTATGGGGTATGATGAAAATGTTGAAGGTAAAGCTACATTAGCTGCTCAAGATATTAGATTTGCTCGTACAATTGATAGAGTTCAACGTATTTTACTATCAGAATTAAATAAAATTGCATTAGTTCACTTGTATACTCAAGGTTATGACAATGAGTCATTAACAAACTTTGAATTATCAATGACAACCCCATCAATTATCTATGATCAAGAAAGAATTGAGTTATTAAAATCTAAATCTGAATTAGCAGGTTCATTATTAGAACAAGGATTAGTTCCATCTGATTGGATTTATCACAATGTATACCACTTTAGTGAAGACCAATATGATGAATATAGAGATTTAGTTAGAGAAGATTCTAAACGTAAATTTAGAAACGCTCAAATTGAAGCAGAAGGTAATGACCCTGTGGCAACAGGAAAATCATATGGTACTCCTCATGATTTAGCTTCATTATATGGAATGGGAAGAACACAATCAGATCCATCTAATGTGCCTACTGGTTATCAAGTAGATCAACC